GATAACAGTTCATCCAGGGGCAGGGGTGGGCTCACAAACTCCAGGCCACCGTCGCCGCTGTTGTCAGGATCTAAACTCGAATCGGGTTCTACAACATAGGTACCGGGCTCGCGGCGTCCACCGTGATAACTGCTGCTGGCATTAACTGGACGGCCAATTGCTCGTGAAAAGTCATCGGCTACACTGTTGACGTCCATTTCCCCATCGCCGCCCACAGTTTGCCAATAGGGCCATTCCATGTTGTAGGCGTTTTGGATGTCAGTCATGTGACGATAATCTTGATCTCGCAACCATGCTGATTCTTCAAAACCATCGGCATAATCGTCGTTGAATTCTTCCTGTGCGTCACTGTAGCCATTGTCTTGATTGTCCCAGGCATCGGCTGCAAATTCATCAGCTATGTCGTCCAGGCGGTCAGTCACAGCGTCCTGAAACGCTTCAGACTCTTGGTCAATGCCTGCTAGATCTGCAAATTTTTCTCGCACATACTCTCGGGCTTGATCCATGTATTCGTCACGGTCAAACAAGTTGTTGCGGTCAATATAGTCACGCAGATAATCTTTTCCGTCTTGACTCCATTTTTCGTCCAACTGCTCCATCTTCCAGGTTTCGTAATCTTCGTACATGATTTCGACCATTTGCCGAATGCTTCTGGAGGAGTTGTAGTCGCCGTCGTCAAAGAAACGTTCAGCATCCGCAATGCTGTCCACACGCTCATCGTAGTCGTAGTCGGGTTCTTGCTCACTATCTTGATCTACATCAATACCAGGCACAATCATTTCAAACTCAATACCGGCACGGGCATCAATGTCCCGCACCAGTTTTTTAAGATTGCTGGGACTCATGTCAATTTCAAACAGGTCTTGCTCCAACAATTCAAACTCTTGCTGCAGACTTTCAGACACATTGTATGTGGGATCTGTTTTGATCCGGCGCATGCCTGCGGGCTGCTTGGGATCAGCAGGATCAACATCAATAACATCCAGTCCAGTTTTTTCTAAATCTTGAATGAATTTGTGTTCGGTTTCTTCGTCACCAAAACTTATGATGCTGTCAGGCGGTCCGGCACCAAAGTCGTGCTTTCCGAGGCCTTTGAGGTTGGGAATGTGCTGACCCAGTTTGTACCAGTCGTACACATCGCTGACCCCAACACGTACTGTGCCAGCAGGCATGGTGGGCGGAGTCTCAGGACCTGGTGGAGTATCAGCACTGTAGTCTTCAGCAGTTTTGAAACGAGCCAGGTCTAGCTTGAGACTTTCTACCAGTCCGTTGGCCTTGGCCACTTGAGGGCGACCTTGAGCATCAGTTTTGAGTGCCAGTCGGTTGGCGTTCTTGCCTGTGGCACCCGGGCGCACATCGGGGCTGAGTGCCATCTTGAATCTGGGATCATTCCGTTCTTTCTCAGTTGGAATGTAGCCTGAACTTTCAGCCACAGCGTCGGCACCAAACAGTTCAGGATGACTACGACCATACCCACGCATGAGTTCACCAGCACGAGCATTGGCTTCGTTTTCGTACGCACTGCCAGTTTCGCCTGCGTCAGGTGGCAGATCTTGTTGTTCTTGTTGATGATAATGCACCAGTTCATGTGCCACAGTGCGCAAAATATCCATCACATGACGATCTGCTGTGCTGATGTCCAGACGGTTGGTAGCAGGATCAAACTGTCCAAAGCTGCGAGTGCGTTGACTCCAGGCAGGGTCTCTACGCAGTTGCAGTCGAGGTGCTTGAGAAATGCCCAGTTGGTCAACGCAGTAGCCCACAAAATCCTGTATTACATCAGCCACGGAGCCTGCATCTTGTTCTAAAAACATCTTGGTGCTGGCGCTGACACCATCAGGGGTGCTGGCTTCACGAACACTTTCGCCACCCCCTCCGCCATCTCCGCCACCTTCGCCACCTAGTTCAGTGCCGCCAAAGTTGAAGCCTGGAGTCCAGTAACCGCCGTAGCCATAACGCACACGGCTTTTTTTCTTCTTGGCAGGGCGCGACTTTTTCTTTTGGCGCTCAATTACTTCTTGTTGCCAAGACTCAATGATCTGTCTAGCCCCTGCAGTATCGCCCATTTTTAGTGTGACTTCTAGGTCAATTTTATGATGGTCGTCAGCCTGTTGCCAAAACTCAACAAGTTGTTGTTTCCAAGCAGGTTCGGGTACTGCAACCGGTGGCGAGAGATCTTGTATTTTCATAAATTGTATTTATTGTGATCCGCACAAGCGGTACAGATAGCAAAAAGCCCCTTTCGGGGCTTTTATTTTTTTTATGTATGTAAATGTGGAGTTCTTTTTACTGATCTAATCACTTATAGATGTAATTCACAGTGGTAGAATTTTCACGCAGTTCTCTAGCGCCGTTCTTCAAATGGAATCGTCGAGCCATTTCGGTCTTGGGACTCAGAGTCACGTAAGTACTGATGTCGGGAAATTCAGCTTGTATGCTGGTTTGTGCTTCTTGTATTAGATCACGCCCGGCTCCTGCCGCATAACTCCAAATAGTGTAAAATACCGCAGTTGTAGCACTCTCAACCAGACCAAACAAATCTTCTACAGCAGCAGGCACCTCAGTCAAAAACTTTACACAGGTCACTGCCAAAGTTCGATCACCTTCTTTGAGCATGTAAATTCTTGAATTAGCATTGACTCGTTGGCTCACGGGAATTTCAGGACGAACTGGGTCATCCTGAATCAAGGTCTCAATGTCGTCGGTGATACTGGTTATGGTGTATAACATGATTTACGCTGTGTCCGTTATGTACAGCTATTTATCAAATATACGTATAAAACAAAAATTGGAGACTAAGACTCCAATTTTCATGTGACTATTAGTTCTCGGCAGTGTGTTATTCAGGTGCCTTGCTGTAGTTTTCAGCAATGACTTCAGGTGCAGCTTCTGCAGTCAACACCGCAGGGTCCACGTTGTGCATGGGCTGTGCAGGAGTTATGGAGTGTGTGGGACCGGCCTTGGCCAACACCATGGCATGCAGATCTTGATACAGCTTGTCCTGTGTGGCAGCGTCAAATGTGTAGGTACCTGTGTGACGCAGCAGCACACGCTTGTCCACCCAGACCTGTCCACCAAGATCGCGCCAGTTTTCACAGAAGGTCCAGTCTTCCGAGTAGTAGCGACCTTCGCGCACAGCAGTGTCAAAGTAGGTTTTCATGTACTGGTTCAAGCTGGCATCCAGTCCAATGTCGTTGGCAAATGGTCGGGTGGCAGGATGTGCATCCAGTTTTTCAAACACATCACGCTTGATCAACAGGAAGCCTGTGCCGGTCTTGCTGACTTCGATCAAGTTGGAGTTGGGGTCTTCGGTCACACCTGGAATACCGTTTACACACCATTTGATGGGCATGCTTTTCATGGGATACAGGCCGCCTATGACATCTTTTTGTGCGTCCATCATGACCAACAGGTGCCAGGGTTCCCAGCCAATGTCAGCGTCGATAAACATCAGGTGAGTGGATTCTTTGGTGGCCAAGAACTTGGCTGTGAGGGTGTTACGGGCACGACTGATCAAGCTTTCGTTGGTCATGGTTTCCACCGTCCATTCAATACCCAGCTGTCGAGCCATGTTGGCCCACTTGATGTAGCTCATGAATGTGCTTTCGGTCAATTGCCCGCCGTAGCAGGGCATGCACATGTGAACCCTGGTGGTTCTCAAATAGTCAAGATTGACCTGGATGTTTTGCTGATTGGTCACAGCAGGATCTGTTGGGGGTGTGGTAGTGGGTTGGGCGTCAGCCATTGGGTTCTCCGTAAAAGTAAGTTATTTACAGAGTATACATGACCCGGACAAAATTTACAACCTGCGCTCGCTCAAATAGTCTTCGTCTATGGGTTGATTGTCCCGGCGTTGGTAACTGGCTGTCATGCCTGCTCCCGCACCAGAGGTATTGGCTGTAGTGCCTGTGGCTGACACAGTTTCTAGTGTTGCTGCCCAGCCTTGATTTTCTTCTACATCTGCTGATTCAAATTGATCAAAATCCTTGGCTCGACGCTGCTCACTGCCCTGGGCAGGAAATTGTGGTTTTGTTTGGGCGGTCTGTGCTGTTGACTTTTGAATTTTTTGAGCAGCAGCGTCTTGTGCCTTAGACATCAAAAAGTTTTTGGTACGAGCATCCAAGGTCCTACCATCTTCTACTGCACGTTGAACCAGCACTTTGTAATATTTGTTGGTGAGTTCGACTTGTTGTGCGTTGATATCGGGCATGCTTTGAGCACCAGAGCCCATGGCAGCCAGCGCCATGGCACCACCTGCCACAACATCTTTCCAGCCCTCAGCTACAGAAGTCCGATCGGTTGCAATAGTTTTGATCTGCTTGGCAATTGCAAGTGCTTGCTCTCCCTGGCGCTGGGTCATGGCCTGTTTGAACTCAGCAATCAGTTTGGTCAGGGCATGGCGCTCAGCATCGCTGATGTTGCCCACACGATAGCCTTCTAGGGCCCGCATGATTCGATCAGCATTGTACATTTTCACAATGTCTCGCGCTTTTAAGTAAGCACCTGTGGCCAAGCCTGCGCCCATAGCAGCCAACACACTCAGTATTTCGCCGTAAAATTGAGCATCTGACATGAATTCCACGCTTTCCGCCACATCCGATGCACCACCAATGGCAGCGTCTAGGAGTTTGACCACTGTGGCCGCAAGCTTGGCATTGCCCTGTGTGCGTGGATACAGGCTCATGACCAAGGCAGTTTTTCTGCGTTGGTCTAGTGTAGGCCAGGCCGTGCGTATTTGTGTGGCCGATGTCATGCCCGGACCAAACTCCACTGTGGGCAAGTAGGCCATGTAGGCATGTTTTGAAAAAGGTTCTAGCTTTTTGGCACCCAACAAGGGCTGCAAGTAACTGGGGGAGCCATCACGTTTGACGCCCCCTGCTTGTGGTGGCTTTGTAGCGTCTTTTTCTGATCGCACAAAAATCAGTACATCTCGGTTGGGGTCAAATCGAGCAGTAATTTCCTCAGCACGGAAAGGGCTTTTGACCTGCACAAAATGTCCTGGTTCCACACCAGCTAGTTTGGCCAGTTTTTCTTTTACTGGGAAAGGGAATGGTCTTGCACTGGTGTCGTTGGTTGCTGCCACATACACTTCGGCGTCAGGAAATGCTCGCTGTGCACTTTGATACAGAGCCAGATGCCCTGCGTGAAATGGATGAAAACCTCCCGGCATGATTACTACTGTGGCCATAACAGTATTTAGCCGTTACATGTTTTCTAAAAGCCAGATGTAGACGGGGGTGGAGAATTTAAGACTTAGTGTGCCGTTACAGCCCATGCTGCCGTAGAATCGATCCTGAACTGCAGGAGCAGATCCGTTGAAATCGTGGTGATACACAGCCTGTTCCTGCACCACTTGATTGACATCAATGTCTTCGAACTCAAAACGACCGACCATGATCACAGCGTCTTGTTCGATGTTGCCTTCAGCGTCAATCTTGGTATGTGCAGGCAGTTTGTTTTTTAGAACCACACGCAGTTCATGTTCGCTGTCATCATCTTCTACATCGAACTGCACAGTTTCTGTAGCACTTAAATGATCTGAGTTGAAGATCTGTTGTCGATCAATCCAGACTTCTACGCCCAAAGGGCAAGCAGGGTCTGAAGGCAAGATATCAAATGCGACAGAGGCGGTCATCAGTAGGTCACAGTCACAGTGTTGATCACACCGGCTTCAAAACGTTCTACTCGAGCTCGCAACCAGGTAAAATTACCCACAACAGATTCTGAAATGTTCTGTGTGGTCACTGTGCTGGCATCGCCATACTCTAGAGTGGGGAACCAAGCAGCGGAGTCTGGATCCATGTCCAAGGTGGCTTCAATGGTGATAGTACCTTGAAACCCTGTGACTGAGAATCCCATGGTCTGCACGCCACCACGTCCGCGATAGTAGTCAGCAGCTTTGACAGCATCACTAAACCAGTCTTGACTTGACCCGTCGTAGTTGCCCGAGGGTGTGCCGTGAGTTACTGCAGTCAGCAAGGCCTGAGTGGTCATTGTGCGCTCACAACCTCTACCACAACTGTGTCGCCCACTAATTCTTGAGCCACTTGTTCCAGTGCTTGTTGAATGTCGGCGCTAGCAATGCCGGCTGCGTCTGACTCGCTGTCTCGGACGATTTTTGAAAATTTAATGACGATAACGTCTTCGATGATTTTTGCCATAGTGTATTATTTAGCCTGTATGGGCAGGGTCTGGCGAATTGCCCCGGGCATGACCATTTCGATCATGGTCACATCCAAAGGGCTGTTGTGTTCAATATAACTGTGTCGAGCGAACGGATAGCGGTGACGCCCTAATCCCAGTCTCATGCGAGTGGTGTAATCTAGGTTAAAATAGTCCCCGCGGCTGATCACAAACTGCAAAAATTGCTGGCCCTGTTCGGGATCCATTCGCTTTTCCCTAAAGTAGCTGCGATACTGATACTTGGGATTGCGGCGCAACAACACCCCTGCGGGCTGTGTGACCAAGGCCTTGCGATAACTGCCCACAGTTGCATGTGGAATCTTTTGAATTCTCTCATAATCGTCAGCATTGTTGGTGTAAACAAACATGTTGTTCCAACTGGAGGTCAACTTGATCTTGGGACCTAGATCGATTAGACCCTGGGTCACTTCCAACACACTCACCAGTTCGACCTCAGGTGTGTGCCAAGAGTGCTGCATCATGTTGTTGTACTGACTGGTCACTCGCTCAGGGGTCAGCGCACCAATGTATCGAGCGCCCAGGTAGTGCATCTCCACAGCATAGCAATACTGATTGTGATACAGCCGACTACGATGTTCATGGTGTGGTTGTGGCATGTTAGGCTCCGGGGAAACGAATGATTCCGTCATCGTCTACTACCGGAATCTCGTGTGCAACCACGTCAAACACCACATCTTCTCCGGACATGTCAGCTGCAATGTCGCAGTTGCTGAGTCGATCAAACAAGATCCGCTTGCTAAGTGGCACACGGATCAACTGATCGATCTTGCGGCTCAGAGGTCGTGCACCCATCTTGGCATCATAGCCCTTGTCAGCCAGCATGTCTACCACAGCTTCGGTCAGGGTCAAGCGGATGTTTTTGTTGGCCAGACTTGTCTGCAGTTCTTGTGTGAACTTCAGCACCACTTTCTTGATGGCCAGGGTATCCAGGCGGGAGAATTTCACAATCTGATCGATACGGTTACGCATTTCAGGTTTGAAGAACTCCCGGAGTGCTCGTTCGTCTTCGCCGGTCTTTTCCTGTGATCCAAAGCCAATCATGTTGCCTTCGGCGGCAGCAGCACCCAGGTTAGATGTCAGGATAATGATGGAGTTCTTGACGTTGACCTTTTTGCCATTGCTGGAGGTCAACACACCTTCGTCCAGCATCTGCAGCAGGATGTTGGATACATCAGGGTGTGCTTTTTCAATCTCGTCAAACAGGATGATGCTAAACGGGTTCTTGCTGATATCCGAGATCAGTTTGCCGCCACCCACACTGCCGTCCTCAAAGCCCACATAGCCCGGAGGTGCACCAATCAAACTTGATACACTGTGGCGTTCCTGGAACTCACTCATGTCATATTTCAGCAAGGGCATGTCCAGGTTGGCACTCAGTAGTCGAGCCAGTTCGGTCTTGCCTGTGCCTGTTGGGCCCAAGAACAAGAAACTGGCCATGGGTCGCTTTTCGTTGCTGATGCCAGCAAAGCTGATGTACACACGATCCAGCACAGCATCCACAGCAGCATCTTGACCGTACAGCTTTTGCTTGATGTTTGATTCCAGTTCCACAATCTTGGCCGATCGCTCGTTCTGCAGTTTGTCTGTTGGCACACCAGTCATGCGAGCCACCTGCTGTTCGATCATGTCACGGGTGATAGTGACTGTGCCCGCATCTTTCACACGCTCCCTAGCACAAGCAGCGTCAATGATGTCGATACTTTTGTCAGGATTTTTGCGGTCATGAATGTAACGATTGGCCAGTTCCACTGCAGTGGTCATAGCTTCGGTGTCAATTAACACATTGTGAAACTGCTCCAGGCGTGGGCTGAGTCCAATCAGGATCTGTTCTGTGGTAGCAGTATCAGGTTCGTCAATGGCCAGGCGATAAAAACGACGCATGAGTGCACGGTCCTTTTCAAAGCTTTCGTAGAACTCTTCCCAGGTGGTTGACGCCACAATCTTGAGACTGCCCCGGGTGATCGCCGGCTTCAGCATGTTGGCAAAATCCAGTCCTGCACTGGAGCCTGCTCCTGCACCTTTCATAGTGTGTGCTTCGTCCACAAACAAGATACAGTTCTTTTTGGCTTCTAAGGCTGCAATCACAGCCTTGAACTTTTCTTCGAACTCGCCACGATATTTAGATCCTGCTAGGAGTGAACCAATTTCCAAGCTCCAGACTTCATGTCCTTTTAGAAACTCAGGCACACGCCCTGCAATGATTTCCTGGGCTAGGCCGTCCACAATGTGTGTCTTGCCCACACCTGGATCGCCTACCATTAGCACGTTGGCCTTGAAGCGTCGAGCCAACACAGTGATCATTTCTTCCAGTTCTTTACCACGGCCAATCATGGGCTCCAGCTGATTCTTTTCGGCACGAGCAGTGAGGCTGGTGCAGTACTCGGTCAGCACTTCGTCGGCCTGCTGAGTGCTCATTTTGACATCTGAAGGTTTGTAGTTCTTTTGCCAGAACTCCACAAATTCTGCTTTCTTCATGCCATATTTCAGCATGTAGTATTGTGCATGACTGTTGCCTTCGCTCATGATTGACAGATACAGATCAATCACGCTGAGTGCCCTACGACCAGTAAACATCACCTGCACGTTGGCACGGTTGAAAATTCTCTCCAGAGCCTGGGTCTTTTTGGGTGTGTCCACATTGCTTTTGACCAGGCTCACCAGGCTTGTGATGTAAGCATCTAGTTCCAGGTCCATCTGATCCACTGCTACGCCAAAAGCGTCGGCTGTTTTGCGAAATGGAGCAAACCGGATTATGCTCAACAACAGGTGTTCTGTGGTCACATATTCGTGTTGTTTTTGCTGTGCAATTTTCACAGCCTGATCCACAATGTGTTCAATTTCGGGAGTGGGGGTCATTGATTTCCTTTAGGGGTTTGTTTATTATATTACTTACGTAGCTGATTTGCAAACAATCTGACAATATTATGATCGGTGTTGTTGTATTGCTGTGACTATTTCGGGTGCGATGATTTTGGGAATTTGAGCCTGCATGCGAATCATTAGGTCACCTTTTTGCCCATGTCGATCTTGTATGCCATGTCCACGCAGGCGCATCACTGTGCCGGGTTGGGTACCAGCCGGCACCCGAACCACTAGATTGTGACCCAGTATGTTGGTGACTTCTACTTCGGCACCCAAAATCATGTCCCAGATGCTGATCCTGTGTTCGGTATGTAGATTTAGACCTTCTCGACGCCACTGTGCCATGGGCTGTATTCGAAACTGCACCACCAGGTCCATGCCCCCAGGTGCAACTCCACCGTACTGCACCTGGTCTCCGTCGTCAATGCCTCGAGGCACCTCAATGGCCACTGTGCTGGAGCCAGCAGAGGTGCTGACATTCACAGCCCGGCTTCCGCCCTGTGCTACATCTTGTAGGCTTACCCAGATGGTCATTCTCACATGATTGCGTCGAGACTGTTGCGGTTGTCCAAATTGTTGCCCGAACATCTGCCCAAACATGTCGTGCATGTTGAATCCACCGCCACCGGGAAATCCCGAAAACTGTGGACGGGGATTGTCGTATTCAGCTCGTCGTGCGTCGTCGCCCAGCACACCATATGCTTCTTGTATTTCCTGAAACTTGACAGTGTCGCCGCCTTTGTCCGGATGAAATTTTGATGCAAGCTTTCTATACGCCTGCTTTATTTCGTCAGGCAAAGCCGACTTGTCTACACCTAGTATTTGATAATAGTTTTTCACGTGTTGTATTGTACAACAAACGGATCACAATGTCAACTCAATCTGGTTGCACGGTGCGAGCCATTTTTTCTCGACTGCGTTGCCAGGCAGTGACACCCACCACAGCGCCCATGGCCATGTGATACAGGCCTGCACCCTGCAAGGTAAGTGGACTCCACTGAGTAATGGTCTGCCCCAGCGAGGCTTGCAGGAGATTCCAGGCCACTGGAAACACAATAAAGTCTGTGACACAGGTGATCATATAGGTCCAACCCATGGCTGGACGCCACTTGTTGTTGAACCAGGTTTCGTTGTTCATGTTATATCAGCATCATGGCCACATTGACAGCTTTGATCAAGGCTGTCTTGGTTTCTATATCTCCAGCCACTCGATCAAGAGAGTCTGTGCGAACCAGGTCTTCCATGAGTTCGCGGCATTCATCACGAGAGATGTCACCGCGAGCATGTGAATCACAAATGCTTAGAGCCATTTGCGCACGTTGTGCGGCCCAGTCTTGGCCACAGCCGGCTAGCTTTTTTAATTCATCCATCAGAATCTCCCCAGCACAGCTCGTGCCACAGTTTCACCTTGTGTGATCATCACACGCTTTTTGAGTTCGCAGTAGGCAGCACTACCTGGATTCTCCACGCTGCGTCGGTAAAAATCATCCACAGTGGCCTGCATGGGTTGAATCAGCCTAGCAACATCAGGAGTACGTTTGCTTTGACTGTACAATTCAAACCACTTGAGATGATGCTGGATAGTTTTGACCTGTGGTGCATGAGCCGCAGCACAGTCAAGATCATCTACACTTTTTCTCACATCAATGATTCTGGCAGCCTGATTGTCATCCCAGAAACTGGGGATCTCAAACGGCAAAGAACTGCAGCCTGCCAGTGCCAGGGTCAATGCCGCAACAGCCAGTTTCATTTGGGGTCCTTTCGTGCAGGTTCATAGTAGTCTTTGTACTGCTTGATCATGAGTCGTTGTGTGGCAATGAGATTGCGCAGTTCAGCAATGGTCACTGCTAACTGTTGATACCCATCAGCAGTGATGGCAAACACCACTACATCTTCATCATCTTGGGCCAGGCGCTCCCATACAGCATCCACATTGTCAGGAGTTATCACACGCCATTTGATGGGTTTGGTACTGAGTGGCAGTGGATCAGGCAAGGCCAGGGGAGTTTTTTCCAAAGGTCTTGTGGTAATGGTCAGGGGTTTGACTGGCGCACCGAACAACCCAAAGCTGGCACAGCCTGCTAGATTAGTTGCTAACAGCAGGCTTGTAATTAGGATTAGCAATGGCCGGGCATTCACGATTGATCTCACTGGGTTTAGAGGCTGCCTTTTCTGATTCAGTCAAAGGCGAGCCAGACGCTATTTCCAAACAGCGTAGGGCATTTTGTGTGCCACGGTTTACAGCACGTTCCAGTGCTTCAGGACGAGCAGCAGCGGTCTTGCCAAAGTCTCGCTTTTGTCCAGCAGCGTTTTGTGTAAAACGATCCTGGAGGTTGGTCAAGTCTTTGTTCTGTAGTTGTATAGTGGTATTGAGTTGGTTGTTGGCATCACGGATCTGCTGTTGTTCTTGACGTATCTGTGCCATAGCAGCTTCTTGCTGTTCTACTGCGTCAGTTAGTTTTTTGGAATTTTGTTCACTTATGGCCAAGTCTGCACGTAGGCCGGTCACATACCAGAGACCGGCCGCACAGATGGCCACAATGATCAACACTGCAATCATGCGAATGGCAGCAGTGGTACCGCCGAACATGTTAGGCAATGATTCCGGGTTCGTAAACGGTCTTGCCGTTTTTCTTGTAGGCAGTCATGACCTGGCACTTGAGGTTGCCGGGATCATAGCTCACATGTACCCAACCTGAGTCAGGAACACCTGGAGTATAGAATTCCAAAATCAATTGTGTAAACTTGAGATTGCTTTTGATGTATTCAGCCAGTTCAGCGTTGGCCACACCGGGAATTTCAATGTCAGCAGCTTGACCTTTGCAGTGATCGCTGGTGCGTGAACCGCCCACAGCAGCGTTGACGTTGGGATGACGGAAGCCGGAGTTGACCTTGATACCCTTCTTGTAGTGATCACGAATAGGCTGCAGAACTTTTTCGGCCAGGACCTTGAGGTTGGCAGTTTCTGCAGCACCAGGTGTGTTGTCTAGGTTCTGACGCAGAGCAGTTTCGCTCTTGATCATTTCACTCAGACTAAAATTTTCGGTTAGTTTCATGGAAAGCTCCTTATGTTATATAAGAATATTTATCCCATGCTCTGCCCGAAAACTGGTCACATAATTGTTGTATCATAAGTATTGCCATGAACGTATTGATACTAACTCCTGACGCAGTAGGCAGCACATTGCTACAAAGAATGCTAACAATTTACATGCAGTTGCATGAGTTTGATCGCCCAGTGATTAATTTACACGAGTTGACCAATGGACTTGCACGTTACTACAGCCCCGAATTTAACCAGGAGTTGGTTGGCAAAAAAGAAGTAAAAAACTGGGGATATTATCAAACCCTTGAAGAAATTGCCCAGTTACTCAGCAGCGTGGATCATTACAAAACGTCGAGACTGGCACATTATCATATTCGTCAACGCGGAGACACAGTTGAACAACAGATTCCTTTTTATCAGTATCTTAATGAAAATTTTTATGTAGTTGCTTGCAGGCGTGCCAATGTGTTTGAACATGCTCTTAGTATGACACTTAACAAAATTACCAAAAAACTAAACGTCTATGACGCTTACGAAAAAATTGACACTTTTTATGAAATATACCGTTCAGGAGTAAATTTAGATTCTACAGTGTTTGTTGGTCAACTAAATGCCTATCGCCAATATATAGAATGGAGCGAGCAACATTTTAATATCAGTTCTTATTTTAACTACGAAAAAGATGTTCCTAGATTAGAAGAATTCATTTTAGATCTTCCGGTGTTTAGCAGTCAGCCCAATAGAATCACCTGGGAGAAAAATTTTGGATTATCATTTAACGACTGGAATAGATTGCATTATGCCCGCAGTAATTTAAACAGTTTGTCACTGGAATCACGACAAGAATTTGGTAATTTGGCTCTAGAGCATGCTAAGGTAGTGTCTGAATATCAACAACTTGCTCCTGAGCACTGGCCTCCCGTAAATTCATCTGACGATTTTAACAAACTTCCAACTGCAATAAAAAATCAATGGGCACAGAATTTTATCAGTCAGCAAGGTATAATTCCTTTACTAGACAGCAAGACACAACAAAATTTAATGCAGTACAATAATGGATATGTGTCTGCGCAAAAAACTATAAATCAAATGGTGGATCTAGGTATTATAATCAACGGCCCACCAATTAAAAAACAAACCCTGGCAGAGAAAAGAAAAATAATAAAAAATTACCAAGAATTACTTGCAGTGTACAATGCCTGGGCGGAGAAAAATTCAAATATTGCTAGTGTATTAGACGAAAAAAATTTGTTAGATCAAGGTCAACAAGAAAAACAATTCTGGAACAAATCATTAACCTCGTTGATCAGCCGTTGAAATTTTCAAGTATCTTCTGAACAAAAAAATTACTAGTGACAAGGTCAAAATGATGGTAATCTCTAGCATAGTCTAGATTTGACAACTGAAGTAATTGATTCTGTCTATAAAAATTATTTGATAAAAACCAAATATCAAAATTTACCTGTGTAAACACACTTCTAGATTCTTTTTTTACATGATCAGGCAACTGATTGAATTCAGTCAGTGTAGACGGAAAAGAGTCAGGCCAAGAAACATCTTTAATGTTGTTCCAACTTCTTGTTACGTGCTCAAAAATCTCGTTCACATCAGAATTTGGTATTATTCCATTGAATATGGTAGTGCCTGCATTGGATTTTTTTAAACTGATATAACAATTAATAAAATTTGTTATATTGTCAGATTCTGAATCGTATTTGTCAGATCTCACTCTTCTGTCTTCGTCGGGTAAGTTAGTGTCAGGCAACTCTCTACGATGACCATAAGACCATAACACTACCATTTGTTTAGGCGCAACTTCTTTAATAATTTGCTGAGATCGACGACTAATCCAGTTATTACTGGCACCGTCCATGCTGACATTGATGCATCGACGACCAGTTGCAGCAGACAGCACCTGCGGCCATGTAAAATTGTACGGGCTACCAACGCCCACAGTAAAACTGTCACCCACACACCATATGGAGTTTTTCAACTCACTTAAAGATTGAGGCCATTCCGCGTCTCTAAATCCTCGACTGTTATAGTTGTATTCAACATGATGCGGATATGATCGAAAGTGATCTTTGTTCAAACATTCTTGTAAACAATCTATACCTGAAAATTTCCATTTTTTATTTTTTCTTGATTGCAGAATCAAATCACCTAATATCATTGTTGACCCCAGCAAATTTTGTTCCAGATGCGTTCGTGCGCATAATAAAGTATGGTATTGGTAACCATCTGTGCAAGCCCAATTACACCAGCCACGGCAAAATTACCGGTCAACAAATATGCAATCAAGAATGTGGCACCGGACCCAGTGATGCGCCAACTGATGGTTTTGACCAAGCTTCTGCGTGGTGAGTCCATTACAGTTTGCCCGCAGCTCGTAACTCGGCACGTATTTGAGTGGCAGAAATTGAGTGAATTTCTTCGCCTAGATCATGCTGTGAGAATGTGTAGCCTACCCCGCGGCCGTAGCTGATGTCCACAATGTTGGGCACCTGCATGATGATATAATCCTCGTTGTAGACAAATCCTTCCGCAGCCAAAGCATCAACAATGTTGGCCTTGACAGTGTCTAGGTCAAACGGATTGTCTGTCTGTGCAGCAGTGCGCCCAGCGCCAGCATCCTGCCCCACAATGCCACCAACGTCACGAATCTGAATACACACTTGCCCAGTTTCCATCAAGGCTTTTTTAAACAGTGCAGTGTGTCCTGGGTGCCAAGGTTGCCACCGGCCCAACATCTGTGTAGTGGGTCGTTTCCAATCAAACATTTGGTGTTTCCTTTTGATAATAATCTTTGAACACGCGGAACAGTTGTTCGTGTGTGTCAGTGAACCATTTGCTCACATGGTAGTCTACCCGGCTGGGTTTTTCAAACATTTTGTTAGTATCTTCAAATCTACCTTCTGCGATAGTGTCCATCCATACCACATAGTCCGCAGCAAATCCTGCACGAGCAGCTTCGGTAGGACACACAAAGTCTGCCACGGCAATCCGTCCGGCCTTGATCACGCCGTCTGCAAGATATCTCATGCGATGTGCTTGGCGTTGACGACCTTCGGGGGTGAAGTCCCAGTCATTGTATTCGGCTCGCACAGCATCAGCATTGAGCCATACTCCACCTACCAGGCGAGCAAAAGGCTCAGCCAAGGTGCTCTTGCCCGAACCAGGCAAGCCCATGATTAAAATTCGTTTGGTCATCGCCATTTCCTTGATGAATGCCGTGCTAGATCGTCTGTGGCATGATGATCTACAGGACTGAAATACTTACTGTTGGTATCCACCTCCAGTATTTTTTCCACTGCAGGATTGCTCCAGTCAATAGGAAAGTCCAACTGTTGTGCCACATTTCTCAAATAGGCTGCACCATACAGGTGCAACAGTTCATAACTGAGATAAGCATCTGGGGTCAACTGTTGATAGCTGGTCAAGGCCTGACTCAGGGTAGGCTGTCCCCGCACACGCTGTTCCTGCATGGCCACAATGTTGCGGTCTCTGCCCAGTAGAGCAATCTTTACTGCATGTCCCTGTTGCTGCACTGCGGACACAAATTGCTCAAGGTCAGGCACAGTGAGTGTGCCGTTGAGAGCGTAAGGAACTGAAATGCTGGTCACATACCAGTCGCTTTGACTCCAGTCAAACTTGGACAGTGTATCAGGTCGGACCCAGTAATCGGCAAACGGCTCTTGGTCATGACCCTGCCAGTATTGATCCAGCAGGGCTTGCCAGCCCTGCACGTCAGGATGTAAAGCAAAGATCTTGCTCCACATGTGATTGCCCGAGCCCTGGGGCCCGGTTAAGATTAACACAGTTTTCATACAGTGTATGTTACAGTATTTCTGAGAGTTTGTAAAAACTTTTGGGTCTGTGCAGTTGCTACACCAGTTATCTGCAGTGTGACTCGGGGATGACGACCTGCGTTGGCTGTAGAATGTGGCACGTTCTGCCAGTCAAATGTGGTCACGTCTCCGGCCCTCCACTGATGATAGTGATAGTTGCCATACTCCCAGAACTGTCCTGGTTGCCAATCAGTTAGCTGTATCATGATTCGCATGACTCGATCAGGATCTTCTGGGCACCACTTCTGCAGTTTGTCAATGTGCAAGTTCCAAACTTCACCGGGACGCTGCACATGAATACGATTCATGGTGTCCTCTAAAGCAAACAGGTCGCTGATCCGCTGCAGCACAGGAGGCATGTTCCAGTTCAGGTGGGTGATTGTGGCAGCAGGATCAACTCCCACACTTTCCAGATCATACGTTTCGGCTGCTTGATCTTCTGGCGGCGGCTCAACACCACGACCTTTGTAGCCACGAGTGGCCCAGGTGGCCGGTTCAGATTCTGATACAATTTGTTCCAGTTCGGATTGCCACATAGGTGCAAATCTTCCCAGGCCGATCACTGTGTCCCATCTAGGGTCTGTAACAACAGGATCAAAGTGATAGGCGCTGGTTTGTTTGGTTTGTTGCCAACTGCTTTGCATATCAATCAAACTTCATTTTTTGCACATACGGGAACCATTTTTTACGCAGTTCAGTCAAGTGCTTTCTCACACCTTCGGGAGTATGCTCTGCTGGCACAGTAAACATCAAGTTCTCGTCAAAGAACTGTTTGGCTTCGGGGCTGCGAATAGCAGCAACAAACTGCCGGTTGTAGTGGTCCACTTGATTTCTAGGAGTTCCTGGCGGCATGGCAATGGCCCAGGCAGCATACACGTTGAGTCCAGGCACAGTTTCTTGCCACAGTGGAACATCGGGGATACGAGCCAGGCGCTGTTCACCAGCCAGTGCAATGTATTTGACCTTGCCGCCTTTGACCAAGCCATAGGCCACTGCAGTGGGCAAGATACCAAATTCCACATGTCCCCCAGCCACGTCATTCACCGCCTGTGCTGGACCTTTATACATCACGCTGCTGACCAGTTGGCGATTGCCTTGGCCTTTGTCCATGAGATATTCAAACACCAGTTTGTGTGCACCTGCGCCCAGACCAAATGTGATGGGTTGCTGGGTGTTTTTGATGCGAGCCAGCAACTCTTTCGGAGTGTTGGTAGGACTGTTGATGTTGGCCACCACAGCCAGTGGGCTCTTGGCAATAGTGGTCACAAACTCCATGTCAAATGGATTGAATTTGATCTGATCAGGATACCAGTGGTCAACGGCTGTGAACACACCCTGGTGACTGGTGACATACAAATTGTCGCCTCGGGGCTCAAGCTTGGTAAACCAGTTCAGGGCAACCACTTCATCTGCTCCTGGACGATTTAGAACCACATAGCTGGTGCCAGGATTTTGCTTTTCCACAATGGCTGCAACTGCTCTAAAGCTGACTTCGTTGCCAGATCCAGGACCAAAACCTGTGGTCACCGTCACAGTGCGTGGTGGTTCAAAAGCATGTGCTGCTGTGCCCAAAACAACAGCAGCAGCAGCAATAAGTAATTTTTTCATTGACATAGGGACTCCTTAAATAGTATAATGAAAAACAAGGCACAAGTAAATTTTTTTGGTGCTTTGTAAAAATTTCAACTTTATTTATAAAATTTCTATGAATACCAAAATTTTTGACCTAATCACAAAAAATTTACACCAGGCTTTTGCCCTGGCCAAGTATGACACAATACGCAGTGCTATCAGTCCGGATACTTGTGTAGATCAGTTGCCCTGGACACCGGCCCGCTATCGCAAGTTCAAAGATGCTGTGACTGCTGAATTGCAACTGGATTCAGATTATGTGGGCACATTAAAAGACATCGTGGCTGATTTAAGCGAGCGATATACTCACAGATTTTTTGCTGAAATCTGGAAACCCAGAACCAATGAATACGAATACACAGGCTGGCAACTGGTGGAAGAAATCAACAAACTGAACCCCGAATCTGTGTTGGACGTGGGCTGCGGATACCATCCGTTCAAGGGTCGCATTCAAAACATTGTGGGCATTGATCCCTACAATAACTTGGCCGACTATGAAGTTGACATCCTGGACTATCGGGTCCGGCCGGCCAGCTATGATGTGATCATTGCCCTGGGATCTATCAACTTCAACAGCCAGGATGAAATTGAACAACGCTTTGCTCACTGTGTGAGTTTGTTAAAAACAGGTGGAAAATTTTATTTGCGAGCCAATCCAGGTGTGCCGCACAAAGCCGGTCCGTATGTGGACATTTTTCCTTGGACATTCGAAATAGTCAATGAGTTTGCAGAACGGTACAATCTGCATCTTGACACATTCAAGCGTGATGCCAACGAACGCCTGTACTTTGTTTACACTAGACTTTGAGATTTAATGTACTCAAATGCTGCCTGATGCGCTTGCTCCAAAGGATGCCAATTTTTGCTAATAGCATAGTTGTTTGTTTGCGCCCACTTTAAAAAAGAGTGATTCTCAAACCAGGTCATGTGCGGCTTGATTGAATCTTGAAGCATGTCAATTGCACTGTCATGATGCCACTGGGTTTCTAGTATCAGGGGATCTTGTGCTGTGACAATGAACTTTCTTTTTTGATTTAGTAGTAACTGCGTAGCCTGGCTGATCAAACTCAACGAACGTAGTTTATCTGCGTACTGTGAATGCAAATGTTTGTAGTAAAACTCAGCTGTATTGGAGATTGCAGCAGGTCTAAGGGTATGCCATTGATCAGTACCTGGGTCAACATAATCAAATCGATCAATCCATGTCCATCCAATGACAAAAATTGCAGACTCAGGATCAGCAAGTTGTTGTATCAAAGACTGATATATTTGTAAATTCCCTGCACCTGATTGTGCAAAACATTCGTGCCTCAATTCAAGGTCTTGAGCTAATAGTGCCGGCCAGGTGTAATCGCTCCATGGATCTTCTGCCAGAAAAGTATCGTGCAGATCATCGCCAAAAATAAAACTGCATCCAAAACTTTTTAATTTGTTCATGCAGTTATATATTTTGAAACAACAGTTGTGTGATTATTTTCCGGCAGCGCGGAGGTTGGCACCTTTATTGAAACTGGGGCTGTAGGGACTCGTGCCCTGGATGTTGCCTTTGCGAGCACTCCACTCGTAGCCAGCACGGTGACCTGAACAGTCTTTGGTGCACTCAGACCCCAAAAAAGACAACTCATCCAGTTGTTCATCTTCGTTTTTGTTGCGTCCGGCACAGTGAGCACGTTGACTAAACCCTCGTGGCCTGGCACAATTGATAGAGCTTTTGTATTTGGTGCTCCACTTTTCGGCCACAAACTCTTGTGCTCTCATTAGACTTCCGCAGCAATCAGTTCGGCCAGTTGGGCCCTGGCCACCTGAAAGTTTTCGGCCTCAATTGTGTAGGTACGGCCATTGGTGGTAAATGTGTATGTTCTCATTTTTTCTTGGTGGGCACGTTCTTGGCGGCACCACTACGGTTGGGGTTGGGGTCTTGACGACGTTTACGAGCAGCAGCACTTGCACGGCCTTTTTTGCCCAGTGCATGTGCTTTGGCTTGTGGCAAACACTTGGGCTTGCCTTCAGAGCTTGATCCTCTGGCACAGTCGCCACGGATCTTGCCATCGGGTCCAAAACGAACCCACTTTTGTTTGAACCACTTCTTGAGATCTTCTTCCATGGCCTCTTCACTCACAGGCACACAGTTGGGCACCCGGCGGTCGCCCTTTTTCTTCATGCCCTGGCGACGATAGCCCTGCCAGCAGCTTTCGAGAATTTCGCGGAATCTCATGACTTGTTGCCCCAGTTGGCAGCACCTTTTTTGCGACATTGTACCAGGGCACCTGACGCATAGGCACTAGGCCAAACTTTGTATCTGCTGCGAACTTTGTTGTAGCAGGCATCTTTCTTTTCTGCCAACACCAGGTCTGCAAAAGCAGGACCGCCACACCGGGGGCAGGTCATTGGGGGTTGGTCAAATTCGTTTAGTCTCATTTTTTAGGTTGCACCGCTGTGGGCATGTTTCGATACACACGCTTTTGTGGATCCCACACTGTTTTTAGTGGACCTGCACCGGCCAACTGTTTGAGTCTGGCCATGGCCGAATCAAATCGATCAGCAGGCATGTTGCCAACTTTTTCTTGTTCTGCCACACCTTGCTCGTTCATGCTTTGTGCGCTGGCATAGAACTTGGCGTGGGGTGCAATCATGTCGCCTATCCTGCGCTCTAATCGTGCTGGATTACGGCGAACCGAGTCGGGAATTTCGTTTGCAAAATACTCGTATAGTTCTTCGAACATGGGTTTTGTTGGATCAATGTATCCGGTATTTACAAAGTGTCTAACTTCATCAATGTGCCGCATCAATATGTCTTTGAGATAAGGATTTGGTGCAGGAGCAGGTGTTGCGCCACTTAGCTTTTTTGTTGTCGAATCTTCGTTTGCGCTTTCGGCCAAGCCGGGAATAGGTGAGAGACCTTTTGGAACTTGGCCGGTCCAGTATTGGCTTCCGGGTTCGGCTGGCAAATCTCGCTTGGCATTGGGCTCTGCTAAATCACACAACTTGGTGTGATGTAAGAATATGGTGCTGCCACAATCGTAACAAGGATAATCTTCAGTTGGATCATCGCTGTCATCCAGCGCAAATTCGTTCAGTTCGTCTTCACTATCAGCATAGTCATTAAGGCTGACATCACCGGCTTGAAAACTTTGTGGTCCATAGTTGTAGAGGTCAACCACAACAAATGCACCATCACGGCCAATTTCTCGCACGTCGCCAGTCCGGCCCTGATATTTAACCGCACCGGTGATGATCACAGGATCGCCCACACTAAACGGTGCAGCAGCGCGGCCTTCAGTAAATTCTTCAAACAACATATATTCAGGGCTCCAATCAACTATTTAGCTGGATGTTAGGCACTAGTGGGTGCGTGTTCTGCTGCTGCATCTGCTGCATCTGCTGCATTGTTGGCCACTTGCCACGCATCCAACGCTGACTGGTATGGCGATAAGTTGGTAATCTCCTCATTGGCAACAATTCGGCCACGACTGTCACAGCGTTCAATTTCGCCATCAGTGTTGTACCACTGTAGCGCATGAATGTCAGTGTCCATGAAGGACAAGTCAAGTCCGCTGTAGCCCTTGCCATCAACTGAAACAAAGCCGTCTGCTGGAATGATAGTGACTCGCATCATTGACCTCCAATGGCTTTGTGTGCAGCAGTCATTAAGATCTGCTGGCTGGCCTCATTGGCCCGGACCATCTCGTTGCGGAACGACTCTACTGCTGCCCCGGTTTGACGACTCATCTGTGCGTTTTCGATCAACAAAATTGGCATCCAGGACATGGAGCAACCCCAGTCGTCCATGTCCTCGCCGGTGTTGGGGTTTCGTCCACGTATTTGTAAAAACCAAGCACAATCAAGTTGGCGGCAGGGTTCAAAGTTGTTGAGTGGACATTGGTTTTTTGATTCTATTTTCATTGTCAATCCTTTGTAGCAATAATAGTATCTACATATTGCACAGCCATATCGATTGCTGTGCCTGTGAAGCTGTGGTTGTGGGAACCGCTGCCGCCAGTGTCCCAAGCCGTTAAAACTCCTGTGTACGTAGTAGTATTAACAGGATTTCCATCTGGACTCATATTGGTTGCATTAGTACTGTCATTTGGTCCAAATCTTACGCCAACTGAATCTCCCCGAAAATCTCCTCTAATTGGATGCCTATGCGTTGGTATTTGTGCTGTTGTCAGTGTCGTACTACCCACTGTTCCACTCACTGCTTTTGAAGCAAATGCCGTTGTAAACGCAACCGTACCCCCAGAGCTGGCTGTGCCAGACACCACACGCAGAGCCTTGTTGTCGTGCGTGGTGTCCTTGGTCCAGCCTGTTGGTGCAGCGGTCTGCACAAACATCATCTTGGTACCAGAGGGAAATACGCCCTCAAATGTGGTGGCAGTAATTTTACCGGCTGTGGTCACATTGCCACCAGTAATATTACCCACGGTGTTTACCACATTGGCCGCAATCACGTTGCCTGTGATGTTGCCAGTAGCACTCACAGTGCCAGCTGTGGACACGTTGCCTACGGTTACTGTTCCAGTTGCACTGAGTGTTGATACCCCTGTGACCGCACTAGCATCAATGGTCACTCCGGATGTTCGTAAGTTGCCACCTGTGATGTTGCCTGTAGCAGTCACTGTGTCACTAGCAATAGAGTTAGTAACAACAATGTTTCCTGCACTGATGTTGCCAGCAGTGTTGGTCAACACTGCCCACACACCCAGAGTGGCATTGTAAATGTACACTATGCCATTTTGTGTGGTTTGTTCACCGTTGACGGGGGCTAATGGAAAAGGCATCAATATCTCCCTACTGCTATTTCAATTGTGTGCACTGCTGAATCCTCAATGGTTTCTAGGTTTTTGCCAATCACACAACCTGGGCGATACTGGGCAAAATCCACAGCACCTGCTATGCCCGGCTCAATATTTACCAGTTGCTCACCCTTGGCCACAGGACCACGTACTTGACAAGGCACACGTCCAGTTAATGCCACAGCAACTCCTGCGGCAGTGCTGTTCATGACATAGGCAGGCTTGGTGGATACAACTCCTGCTGCACGAATGTCGTGGCTGACATTGCTGACTGTGACTTCGTGTGTGCCGCCAAACACTATTACTGTGCCAGGCGTATAGTTCTGATCTGCTGAGTAAATTTCTGCCAAGTCAGCGTACTGTGCCGACGTGGCCTTGGCGAATATAGTATTAAATGATCCTGCTGCAGAACCAATATTGCCCACACCATTTGAGCCGCCAGTCACAATGGCTGTGGTCAAATTGCCTGAGTTCACTGTGATAGAATTGGCTACTACTGCACTGTTGGCGTTGAAGATACCTGTTGCAGCATTGCCAGCAGTGATGTTGCCTGTGGTCGAAATAGTGTTGCTACCAAACGAGCTCAGCA